GGTTGAACGCGCGGTTCTTGGCCATCTCCATGCGGGCAGAGAGCAGCTCGGCACGGATGTCGGCCTCTTTCTGCATGGAGCCCTGGCCGGCGGTGTCGTTGACCAGTTCCAGCTGGCGGCGGTATTCGCCGATGTTCTGGGCCAGTTTGGCCGCGTCGTCGCCGAACTCCTTGCCGAACAGCTGGGTTGTGACGCTGAGCTGCTCGGCCTTGGGCAGCTTGTTGATGGCGTCCAGCACCGTCTGCAGGGTGCCGGTGGCGTTCTTGGCCATGCCGCTCTGCAGGGCGTCGGCCTCCAGGCCGATAGCCTTGAGCCCTTCCTGGAAGCGCTTGGGCTGCTGGGTGGCGATGGCCAGCTCACGGACCATGGCGTTGGTCGCGGTACCGGCCACCTCGGCGGTGGCGCCCAGGGTGAGGAAGGTGGAGCCGAGCGCGGCCGCTTCCTTGTAGCTCATGCCCACCGAGGCGGTGACGCCGGCCGTGCGCTGCAGCACGTCGATGATGTCGGCGCCCTTGGACTTGGCGTTGTCGTCCAGGTAGTTGATGGCGTCGCCCAGCTGGCCCACGTTCTTGATGGGCAGCTTGTACAGGTCGGCGATGCGCGCCAGGTTCTCGCCGATCTCGTCGGCCGGCAGCTCGAAGGCGGTGGCGGCGTTGGCGGCGACCTCGGCGAAGGCCAGGAGGTTGTCCTTGCCCTGCACGCCCATGCGCGCGGCACCTTCCACCAGGGCGGCGATCTCGGTGGTGGCCATGGGGATGCGCTCGCCCATGGCCTTGATGGCATCGGCCATCGCGTAATAGGTCGGGGTGAGCTGCCCGTTGTCGTCGCGGGCGCCGGCCACCTGCTTGGCGACGCCTGCCATGGCGTCCTCGAAGCTCATGTAGTCCTTGACCATGCCCAGCACCGGCAGGCCCATGCCGGCGCCCAGGGCGGCCGCGCCTGCGCCGGTACCGGCCATGCTTCCGGCCAGCTGCTGGGTCTTGTCGTACTGCGCGCGGGCTGCTGCGGCTTGCTTCTGCTGCGCGGCCAGGCGCTGCATGCGCCGCGTCTGGTCGCTGATGACCTGGTTGGTCTGGTTGATGCGCTCGCGCAGATCACGCTCGCCCTGCACCAGGTTGCGGGTGCTGATGCCAGCGGCGCCGAGTTTGTCGCGCAGGCCCTGCAGCTGGACCTGCTGTTCCTGGTGCTTGCGCTTGAGGTCGGTGGCGGCGCGGATGGCATCGCGCAGATCCCGCGTCATCTGCTGGGTGGGCACGCCGGTGGCGGCCATTTCCTTGTTGAGCGCCTTGACCCTGTCTCGGGCGCCCTGCAGGGCGGTTTCGGTGTTGGCGCTGATGGCGCGCAGCTTCTTCCAGCTGCTGACGTCGTTCTGCGTGGCTTGCAGGCTCTTGAGCTGCTCGCGGGAGTCCTTGAGGGCGCGACCCAGGCCGATGCTGCCCTGGGTCACGGCGCGGATGGGACGGGTGGCGCGGTCGATGGCCTGGAGGATCACCTCCATTTTCAGGTCATTGGCCATCGTTCCTCTCCCAGCGGCTTCTGGCCCGCTCGCGCCATTCCATCAGTTCCGACAGGGGGAGCGGGTCCAATTCCGCCGGCCCCCAGTGAAAGACCATGGCCAGGTCGGCCATGGCGTCTTCTACGCGACGAGGGCAGCCGCCTTCGCCGACTTCGGCAGCAAAAAACTGGCTACCGCCAGGCCGCACTGGAACAGGTCGGCCGGGTCCATGGTGCCGATCTCGTGGTCATTGAGGCTGGGGGTGGTGATGCGCGGCAGCACCTTGCGCAGGGCGAGCACGTCCATTTGGCTCAGGTCGGCCAGGGTCACGCCGCGCAGTTCGCCGCTCATGGGCTTGCGCAGGGTGACCTGCTCGATGCGCTGCTGGCCGCGAACGATGGGGGTGTCGAGGGTGATGACTTCCTCGTTGGGGTTCTTGACCGGCGCCGGGGCGGCGGCCTCGGTGGCTGCTGCCTGGGTTTGGGCCTGGTGCTGCTCGGTGGCTTCCTGCTGCTGGTCGTGTGCGTGGTCGGTGATGCTGCCCATGGTGGGACTCTCCTTGGTTCAGGGGGGAAGCCGGCGCGGACGCCGGCGGGTGGTGGATCAGAGGCCGATGGCCTTGCGGTGCTCGGCGAGCAGGTCCTCGCCGTCGACCGTGAACACGAAGTTCAGGAAGTCGATTTCGGTGATGACCTCGCCGTCGACGCTGAGCTTGTAGTAGGTGCAAGCGGTGCTGATCTTGTGCTCGGTGTCTTCGCCCGGGGTGGCCTCACCGAAGTCGATCTCTTCATGCCGGCCGCGCACGACGATTTCCACGGCGCTGACGCCGCCGTCGTCGTCACGTTGCACCGAGCCGGCGAAGCGCAGCGGCACGCCATCCGCGCGCACGGCGCCGAACTGGCGCAGGGCGACCAGGTCCCAGCCGCCGAGGGTCCATTCCAGGACGATGCCGTCGTCGCTGAATCCCAGGTCGGCCTTGGCAGGGCCGTCCATGCCACCGCCGCGATAGGCCTCCATCTTGCGGCCCAGCTTGGGCAGGGTGACGGTCTTGGCGATGCCGCCGTAGAGGTTGGAATCGTTGAACAGGTTGAAGTGCTTGAGCTTCTTGGGCAGGGCCATGGTGGCGCTCTCCTACGGCGCGGCCAGGGCCGCGCGGGTGAATGGGATCAGGCCTTGACGCTCTCGGCGAAGGTCATGAGGTAGCGGTCGGTGATGCGCTGGCGGAACAGCAGGTTTTCCAGCGGCGGGACGGGGGTGTAGTCGTAGTCCAGGAACAGCTTGCCGGCCTTGAGGGTGACGGCATCGTTGGCGGCCGGATCGAACCAGCACTGGCCGTCGATGATGTAGCCGCCGGTTTTCAGCTCGCGGAACTTGGCGTTCACGCCGTCGACGATGTCCTTCACCAGGGAGCCGTGCATGGGCTTGTCGATCGCCCAGAAGTGGGCCTCGGCCATGGTGTCCGCCAGCACCTGGGCGGTGCGGGTGTAGTTCTCGAAGGCGAACAGCGGATCGGCGCTGGTGGTGCGGTTGCCCCAGAAGCGGAAGCCCTCGCGGCGGATCAGGGTGGTGACCTCGGAGGCGTTGAGCAGGCCGGCGTCGGTGGCGGGGTTCTGCAGGTCCCAGAAGATGTCCTTGCTCAGACCGGTAACGCCGTTGACGGGCATGTTGGACAGGGTCTTGTGCCAGCCGATCTGCTCGTCGAGCTTGGCGCGCAGGCCAAGGGCGCGGGCCACGGCAGAGGCCGGGGCGTTGGCGCTGGTGGCGGTGTCCCAGTTGATGAAGTCCGGCCAGATGAGCATCAGCTCGCGGGAGCCGAAGCCGTCACGGTAGGCGATGGCCTCGGAGACGTTGTCGCAGCCCCAGACGCTGGCGTAGGCGAAGGCGCGCATCTTCTCGGCGATGGCGGCCAGTTCGGTGGTGACGGCGAGGTTATCTAGCCCCGGCGCGCCCAGGATGCGCGGGCGCACGCCGAGCTGCACCTCGGCTGCCAGCAGCGCCTGGAGGCCGGTGTACTGGCCGTCGGCGGTGACGCCACCGATGACCTTGGTGGTCTGGTCCGCTTCCTTGGCGGCGGCATCGGCGCCTTCGCCATCGGCCACGCGCACCACGATGGTGACGGGGCTGGCCTGGTCGGCGATGGCGTTGAGGCTGCGCGCCAGGGTACCCAGCGTGCCCGCCTTGCCGATGGCGGTGAGCACGTCGGTGAGCAGCACCGGCTTGTTGAGCGGGAATACCGTGGCGTCGGCATCGCTGGCGGTGCAGACCATGCCCACCACGGCGGTGGCGATAGTGCGGATTGGGCGGATGCCCGCGTTGATTTCGAGGACGCGGGCGCCGTGATGGAAGTCAGTGGCCATTGGGCAGCTCCTGGTGGGCGTGATGCCGTTTCAGTGAGCCTTGAGAGTGACGCGCGCGCGCAAGCGGGGCGAGCGGCGGGCGGTGGAGCGCGGGGCGGTACAGGGCAGGAATAAAAAGGCCCCGCGCGGGGCGGGGCAAGGTGCGGGCGTTGCGGGTGTCAGGTGTTGTTGCCGATGCCGGCGACCGCGGCCTCGATCGCGGCGATGGTTTCGGCGGCGATGTCCTGGGCGTGCTCGATGTCGCCGGCTTGCATGGCGGTGCGGATAAGTTCCTTGGCCTGCAGGCGGGTGGTGCGCAATTGCACCAGGGCGCCGGTGTACTGGGCGGCCTCGTGCAGGATGTCGTCCGCCGCTTGCTGAGCGGTGCGGCCGTTGATGGCCCAGGCAGCGACCATGGGCGGGACGGTGCCCTGGTAGTCGGCATCCTTGAAGGCCTGTGCCTGGGCGGCGGCACGGTCGTACTCGACGGCGCGCAGCGGGTCACCGGCGACGGCACGGCGGGCGCGGTCGGCGGCGTTGTCGATGCGTTGGCACAGGTCAGCAGTCGTCTGCTCTGGGCCTGGCTGCAGTTCAGCATCGTCCTCGGCAAGCCACTCTTCAGCCAGGTCAGGTTGAGGATTGGCGAACTTACCGATGACGGTTCCTTGAATGTTGCGCTGGACATAAGGCATGGCTCAAAGCTCCGTGTAGCCGAAGGTGACAAGGACTAGCGACACGCCAGCTGCTAGTGTGCGCGCAGCTACTTTCGAGGCGCTATCAGTCGGGACGTTGACCTCGAAGCCTCCGAAATCCGGGCTTGTTCCGGTAGCGATTGCAATGCCTCCGGCGTAGCTTCCAGCTACGAACGAAGGGAGGATGTCAGTGGTGGCCGGCGACCGAATAACGGCAGCGGCATCACCGCCGACGATGTTGGCGTTGAGGTGAGCCATCACCTGGCGCCCTGGTGGGACGCTAATGACATATTCAGCGGAAGCCGCCACCCCGGAGATGTTCACGTCGATAGGTGGCGTTTTCCACCAGGTGCTGCGGCCGGTTTGGAAGAACTCAATGATCGCCCCGGAGCCGTTGGTCTTGATCGAGCCAATCAGTGCAAAATTTGTGTGCCCTGCGGGTCGATTGGCTGCAATGGCTGATGTATCGAACCCTGCGTCGACAGCGCCCGTTGCGTCATTACGGATCAAGAAGACGTGATACCAGGTGTTGTTGGCCCGAGCGCCGTTGAAAAGCCCATTACCACCATTACCGGCGGCCCAGGCGCCTGCAGCTTGTAGGCGTTTGGTGAGGATTGCCGGCAACCGCAGGGTGGATGTATCGCCTGTGGACTTCACGATGCCTGGAGCAATGTCTATATCGGTGTTTGGTGTGGCGGAATTGTTGCTTAGCGTGAGGCCATTGCGGTACCCAGCAGGGGCAAGATCACCATATGCGCGGAGCTTCTTGGGTGTGACTGCGACATCGTCGAGCACTCCGGCGTCAACTTCCGCCTGAGTACCCACCCGCAGCACACCACGCAGTGCCTCGGTGGCCACGGCAGCCGCCGAGCGCAGTGCCTGGAATACCCTCAGGGCCGTCATGCGGCGGGTGTTGTTGGTGCCGGCTTCGGCGTCCGACTGGGTGGCGTTGAGGGCGGCGGTCAGCTCGAAGGCGAGTGCGGTGGTGCCGACGTTGATGGGGGCGTTGGTGGTGAGCTCCCAGATGGTGTCCGCCTGGGTGTCGCCTTGCTCCACCGGCACGGTCATGCCGGGGGTTACGTCGGTGTTGCTGTCGGCATCGGCGGCGCGGGACCAAGCGCCGGCAGCGGCGACATAGATGCCGTTGTCCTTGGCGGTGGCTTGGTCTTTGACCAGGACGCGGGCGCCGGCGGTGAGGACGACGCCATCGATGGTCTGCAGGCCGCTGAGCACGATGTTGGCGGTGGTGGCGACCAGGACGCTTTCCTTGCCATCCAGCCGGGCCAGGGCCGCGGCGACGGTGGTTTCGACAAAGGCGCGGGTGGCGAGCACTACGGTGGGGTCCGTCTTGAGCTGAACCGCCGCCGTGCTGCTGACGATCAGCACCATGCGCAGCAGCTGCACGCGGCCGCTGCCTTCGGCCATCAGCGGCTTGTAGCTGGGCGGGCAGTTGGCATAGGCGACCAGGTCGCCGGCGGCGTCGTACAGGCCTAGCTCGCGCATCCACCAGCCGCCGGTGGTTTCGGGGATGACCAGCTCGGCGATGATCTGGCTCGGGTTGGCCGGATCGATCTTGAGCTCGTTGAGGTCGGCCCGGTACTGCTCGTTGACCAGGGCGGTGCGCTCGCGGGTGGGTACCGGCAGGGCGCCGTTGCCATCGCCGACGGCCATGCGGCTGATCTGCAGCGGGGTATTCAGGGCGACGGCGTTGGCCAGCTTGGCCTCACCGACGGCAGTGAGCAGGGTGAAATAGGTCTGGCTCATGGGTGGATGCTCATGGTGTCGATGGAATACAGGGCGCCGGCGAACAGCAGCGATGGGCTGCTGACCTCGATGGGGCCGGGCTCGTAGGGGTAAACGGTGAGGGTTTCGCCCTCGGTGACGGCGGCGCCGAGGTAGGTGGTGCCGCGCACCTCCAGGCCGATGGCCAGGCCCACCAGGTGGCGGGTGAGCGGCTTGGCGTCGTCGATCAGCCAGGTGAGTTCCTGGTACATCTCCTCGGTAATGCCGCTATCTAGCACGCCGATCTGCAGGCGGAAGGTGCCGGGCACGCCGAGCGGCACTTCTTCCCACCATTCACGCACCTCGATCAGGTAGCCGAGCGGCTCCACTACGCGGCGCAGGGCGCCGATGGTGCCCTTGTGGGCGTGGATGAAGTAGGCGGAACGAATGGCGGCGCGCTTGGCGCTCTCCGGCCAGGCCTGGGACCAGCGGTCGACCGAGAAGGCCCAGGCCAGGTACGGCAGCAGGGCGACGGGGCAGGTGTCCGGGTTCCAGAGGTCGCGGATGGGCACCGGCACGCGCTCGATCTGCGCCAGGGCTTCGGCGGCAAGGCGCTCCAGCTCGCTGGCGTTGCCGGGCAGCAGGCGCGCAGCCATTACCCGGCCACCGTGACGCTGTAGGCGGTGCAGTAGGGCGCCTGGGCCTCGGTGGCGACGACATCTACCCAGCCGGTGAGCTCGACCTTGCGCACGCCCTCGATGTGCAGGGCAGCGTCCAGCGCCGAGCGGTGCACGCTCATGCCCAAGCGGCGGCGCTTGGTGACCAGGGCGACCAGGCGGGCCTCGGCCTCGGCGCGGATGGCTTCGGCCTCCGGCCCGACGGTGTTGAGGTGCAGGACGGCGGTGACGGTGTAGTTGATGACCGTGGCGCTTTGCACGGTGAGACGGTCGGCCACTGGGCGGCGGTCTTCATCGCTCAGGTAGGCGGCGACGATGGCGAGCAGTTCGGCGTTGGCAGTGCCGTTGCCCAGGGCGCTCTGCACGGTGACCACGGCCTCAGCCGGTGAGGGGCTGGTTGCCGAGGCGTCGGCGACACGGCCGTCCGCGCTGCGGGCGTGGAAGATGTAGGCGTTGCGCGGGCCGGCGACGGACAGGCCCTCCATGGCCATCTGGATGCGCTCGCGCAGGCTGTCGTCGCTTTCCATGACCGCCGCAACGGGTGGCACGGCGTTGGGGTTGGCCGGGACGATGACCAGGCGGCTGACGTTGAAGCGGGCGCCGATCTGCTCCAGATCCGCACCCTTGGCGTAGGCCAGCAGCACGCCAAGGGCGGCCTCGTTGACGCGCTGACGCCAGACCGTTTCGCGGTAGGCGTTCTCCTGGATGAGCTTGGTGATGGGCTCGGACTCCAGCTCCAGGGTGGCGGCAGCCTTAGCCTGCTGGTCAGCCGGGTGCAGGCTGATGAAGTAGGCCTTGCGCTCGGCCAGGATGACCTCGTAGTCGATGGGTTCGACGACGTTGGGGGCCGGCAGCTGGCTGAGGTCGATGGGGGTGAAGGTGACGGTCATGCGGCGGCCCCCAGGCTGAGCGGCACGCGCAGGCTGAGCGCCTGGTTGGTGTCGGTTTCGGTGCCCTCAACGTCCAGCACGGCGCCGCCGGCTTCGGTGGTGGGGGTGAGCTGCACGCGGCTGAGCCGGATGCGCGGTTCCCAGCGCATGACGGCCATAGCAATGGCGGCATAGGCCTGCAGGCGGGTGGCGTTGTTGAGCGGCCAGTCGAGCAGGTCCGCCATGGGGCTGCCGTATTCGCGGCGCATGACGCGGCTGCCGATGGGGGTGGTGATGATGTCCGCGATGGACTGGGCCAGGTGCTGGCGACCGCTGAGGGTGAGGCCGGTGTTGGCGTTCATTCCGCTCATGGGGTGGGCTCCAGGGAAATGCCGGGGCCGGGGGTGACGCCCTTGGTGCGGTGGCTGACGAGGCTGATGGCGTTGGCGCCGGCTACTACGTCCACGCTGACGGTGACCTGGCCGGTGATCTGCTGGTTGCCTTGCTGGGTGTAATCGCCGACGTGGTTGATTGGCCCGGTGATGTTGATGCCGCCGGTGCTGACGATGTCGGTGATGCCGCCGGCCGGCAGGATGGCGCGCAGGCGGTGGGCGATGCTGTCGTACTCGATCTCGGCGCCGTCGCGGTAGGTGCGGCGGTGCAGGCCTTCGCGGTCGCCGTTGGCCGGGTTGGCGTCGCTGAAAAGGCCCGTCAGCGCCACGCCTTGGGCGAGATTGCCGGAGGGGCTGAACAGGATGACCTGCTCGCCGATGGTGGGCGGGTCCCACTCGCGGTCCTCACCTGCGCGCAGGGCGAACCATGGCCGCCAGGCGGTGGTGACATTGCCGGTTTTCACGCGCACGCGGGGCGGCTCGACCTGCACCTCGGCAACGGTGCCAAGGCGGATGAGGTTTTCGATGAGGCGGGCGAGTTCGGCAAGGCTGTTCATGCTGCTGATGCTGCTGCTCGCGCGCGCGTGGCGCACTCGGCCAGCCCTGGAGCGGGTGGCGCTACAGGGCGCAGTCAGCCGGTGAGGTGTTCCAGCAGGCGGGTGCGGATCATGTCGAGGTCCGCTTCGGTGAAGCCGAGCAGCTCGCGGCGCTCGTACTGCACGTCGGCCTGGCCGCGCCCGGGGCGGTCGCGCAGGCCGTACTGGTGGGTGCGGGCGATGCGGGCCACGCGGCCGGTGAAGCCGATGGCGATGGCATCGGCGGTGCTCTGCAGGCGCAGGTGCTTGGCCTGGCGCAGGCGGGCGAACATCTGGCGCTTGATGCGGCCGACCTTGCCGCGCAGCTCGCGGGGCTTGCGGCTGGCGTAGGGGGTGCCGTCTGGGTTGCGCTGGGAGGCGATGCGCTGCTGCTGGTTGCGGCGCAGCTCGCGGCCGATGGTGTTGCCGAGTTTGCGGCGCTCACCTGGCGAGAGCTTGGCGAGCAGGGCGCCGGCCCATTCCTCCAGGGCGTTGAGGTTGTCGGTCACAGCTCGAAGTCCGGCTCGTCGGGGTGGCTGATGTCGAGCGTGCCATCGCCCAGGCGTTTGACGATGGCGCGCTCGGTGATGGGCAGCTTGATGGACATATCGACCTTGCCGCCGTCGAGGATGTCGGCCTCGAAGGCGATGGCGTCCTTGCCGCGCTCCAGGTTGGTGAGCAGATCGGGCTGGTGGCGGCGCAGCCACTCCAGGGTGGGGATAAAGACGCTGTCCGGGTGGCCGGCGAAGTCGGTGAGCAGCACCTGGAGGGTGTAGCTGTACTCGAACGACAGGCCGCGCGCGGTGCAGCGGACGCTGCCGGAGTCGATGAAGATGAGCAGCCGGTCGGGGTTCTTCTTGAGGCCCTGGATGGCGTTGAGCAGGTGTTCGCGGAGGCTGTTGGGCTTGTTCACGGGTCGGCTCTCGGTTGCTGCTCGGCGTACTGGATGACGGTGTCGACCTTGGCGGCGCATTCGGCCCAGGCGGTGAGGACGAAGTCGAGGTCGTCGCTGAGTTCGCCGTTACTGGTTGGCGCTGCCGGGTTGAGACTGCAGGCCGTGACGACTGGGCAGCCACTGACGGTAATCATCCGCTCCGGTAAAGCCTGGGCGCTCATGCATCCGGCGAGCAGCGCCAGGGAGAGGCTGCTGGCTCCAATCACTAAAACTCGGGTCATTGCGGCGGATCTCCTGTTTCTTGAGCTGGTCGGCGGCGTGGGCCTTGTGCAGCGCGCTGAGCTGCAGCTGCAGGCCCTGCTGGGCGAGGCGCTGGGCGTGCACCTCGCCGCCAAGGCGGACGATGGTGGCGGCCTGGCGCTGGCTGCGGGCGGTGATGTTGCCCAGCTTCTCCTGGGCCAGGGCGGTGCGGCCTTGCTCGGCCTGGCTCTGCTGGTAGGTGCCCCAGAGCAGCAGGGCGAGCGCGCCGAGCAGGGCGATGCCGTAGAGGGCCTGGCGCAGGGTGGTCATGCGGCGGCCTGGTGGGCTTCGGCGTGCCGGTCATAGGCGCGCTCCAGCTTCACGTCGTACAAGTTGCGGGCGTAGTCGGGGCCGTTGTAGCCCTTGGCGAAGGTGGCCCACTTGCGGGCCTTAAGCGCCTTGTGGAGTGACGGGTCGGTTTCGATGAAGCGGACGAAGGCTTCCAGCTGCTCGGCTTCGCTGGCGTGCATGCGGGCGACGAAGTCGGCGACGCTGGCGTAGCCGAGGCGCTGCCAGTGGTAGCCCATGATCTGGAAGGCGCCCCAGCTGGCGGACTCGTCGGCGGCGATGGCATCGATCATGCGGGCCTGGGCCAGGCGCTGGTGTTCTGCGGTGCCGCCGACATAGCCGCCGGGCTTGGGGTTGACCAGGCTCGGCCACTGGGCGGCCAGCTGCTTGGCGTGCTGCTGCAGGGCGGCCGGGTCGGCGCCCTCGTTCCGCACCAGAGCGAGGCGCTGATACATGACGTGGCGCTCGAACAGGATGGCGGGCTTACCGCGTTGGCTAGGAAGCCGGCGCCGTTGCTCTCAACCTCGTTGACCGCCAGCACGCTGGCCAGCGGCACGTCCAGGCGCTTGGCTGCCTGCTCCAGGTCCTTGAGGCTCAGGAAGCGGCGCGGGGCGGCGCCGGCCAGCACGGCGAGGGTCTTCTCGCCGGCGATGCCGTCTGGTATCAGACCGACCTTGACCTGGTAGGCGCGGACGGCGGCCTCGGTGGCGTCGCCGAAGTCGCCGTCGACGGCGAGCTTGGCGCCCTGCAGGTTGAGCTGCTGCTGCAGCGCGCGAACGGCTTGGCCGCGGCTGCCGTGCTTGAGGGGCTGGGTCATACGGATGGCCTCAGTAGGGCGGCCAGGTTGCCGCGCGAGCGATAGACGAGGATGCACAGCAGCACGGCGATGGCTGCCTGCCAGGGGCTGACGGGGCGCTGGTAGAGCAGGATCTCCAGGCCGGCGCATAGCAGGGCGGCGATCAGCAGGCAGGCCACCAGGGATATGCCGCGACGGATGCGGGCGCCGTTGCGTTGGAAGCACAGCAGCCGCACGGCTGAGGCCAGGTAGGCAATGGCGGCGGCGAGCGGTACCAGGTGGGCCAGGTAGGCGGCGATGGACATGGTCAATCTCCTCGACCGCGCTTCCACCAGCCAGGGGCGAGGCTGGCGAAGTCGGTCTTCTCGATCAGTTCGAGCACCTTGAGGGCGATGGGCACGACGACGATGGCGCCGACGAAACCGCCGGGGCCGGTCTGGGTGATGGGCGTCTGGGCGACGATTTCGGCGGCGCTGACGTAGCCGGCGCCCACCGATACCAGCAGGCCGAGCAGGCGCTGCCAGGCCTTGAGGTCTTTCTGGTTCAGGGCGATCAGCGCCGCGCCGATGATGGCGCCGAACAGGGCGTTGCCATCCAGGTTGGGCATGACGGTGGCGAGGCCGACGCCGGCGGCGGCCGTGGCCACGACGACGGAACTGCTGGTTGGCTCAGCCATGGGGCATCCTTTCCTGTGCGTGGGTGATGTCGTTGAAGCGCTTCACAGCGCCCGCCAGCAGGGCCGGTGAGTAGCGCTGTGGTTCGGGGAAGCCGAGGCTGGCAGCGCAGAACTCGCTGCAGAACATGCGCTTGCGGTGGTCGATCGCTACCGGCAGTAGCTGGCTGAGGAGGATGCCGAGCCAGTCGTATCCCTTGCCCTGGTGCTGCTGGAAGATGAGCGCGATATGGCGCGCATCCGCCCAGGGCAGGGGGAACAGGTCCCAGTGCTCCAGGTTGAGGTCGATGTGCTTTTCGCGCACTCCGCCATCCATGGCCGAGGCTGACAGCCATCGGCCGTCAGGCATGACCAGCTCGCAGTGGCTGTAACTCGAGCGCGTCCAGAGCCGGATGAGCCGGTTGAACAGCTTGCCCTGGCCTTTGTAGGCGGCGAGGTAGATCAGTCCCATAGGTTCACCACCTGGCGCTGTTCGGCCTGCGGGGCGGCATCCGGCAGGGTGACTTGGGTGCCGTGGGGGATGATCGGGCCGAAGTCGGCGAGGCCTGGGTTGGCATCGAGCACGGCCTCGGTAACGCCTGCGGTGCGGCCGTAGTAGCTCCAGCAGAGGCTGTCGACGGTGTCGCCCTGGGCGGCGATGACGGTGGCCACTACAGCAGCTCCACGGTGGCGTGGCTGATGCCGAGGATGGTTCGCAGGGCCTTGCGGGCGTCACGGCGTAGCTGGTCGGGGCTGCTTTCTTCCTCGGTGACCTTTTGCTCGCCGCTGTTGGTGGCGTCGAAGCTCTGGTAGCGCTCGATCAGCTCGGCCAGGGCGCCGCAGTAGATGACGCGGCAGTAAAGGTGCAGCAGCTGGCTTTTGCCCTTGATCTGCTCGGCCGGCACGTCCGCCAGGGTGGCGTGGCCTTCTGCTTGGCGGGCGGCGCGGTAGGCGGCGAGTTCGCGGTTGGCCTCGATCATGGCGTTGACGGTGGCCACTTCGAGGCGGTCGTCGGTGACGCTGGAGTCGATACGCATGGCGGCGCGCAGTTGCTGGCCGTCGATGTCTGGCCAGAAGTCCGCGTTGCTGATCGGGTAGGCGGCGCTGGTGTCGCCGCCTGCGATGAATCCGCTCATGCCTATCACTCGAATAAGTCCGCGGTGGTCGGGGCGTCACAGCTGAGCCAAGGAGAAAGCCTGCTGATCGGCCCCGAGCCGCGGGGTGCGTGGGGACGCTCGGTTAACCGCCTGGGGCGGTGTGTTTCTTGAGGAGGCGCTCGGCGCGCTCCAGGTCCTTCTTGCCGCCGCAGCTGTTGTGCAGCTCGATGGCGCGCTTGAGCAGGTCGATACCGAACTGCAGCCAGGCCAGTTCTTCCTGGTTGAGCTTCTCGGCGTCGTAGTTGAACTGGGCCAACTGGGCGCGGCCTTGGGCGAGCACCAGCTTGGCGCGCGCTTCGTCGGGCATGTCCTGGTCGGCGGTGAGTTCGGCGGTGCGGTTGAGCGTTACCAGCGGGAAGGTCTTGCCTGCCTTCTGGGCGTTCAGCGCGGCCGTGGCCACTTCCTCGGCCACCAGACAGCCGGTGGTGCGGGAGAAGCGATCCGGCATCACCAGCTGGTGGCGCAGGACGTACTCGGCGATCTGCAGGCCGCCGTCGTAGTCGGCCGCATCGAAGCGCCAGACCATGATGGTGACGAGCACGTCGTCCTGGGCGCCCTGGCCTGCCGCGAGCACGCCCTCGATGTAGGGGACGTACTCCGGCAGCAGCTCGGCCTTGAGCTTCGCCTTGCCTTCCGTGGACTGCACCTGCTTGAGGCGTAGCTGGTCCTGCTGGAGCTTGGCCAGCATGACCTCATAGCCGGTGGCGCCTTCCATGAGCGCGGCGGGGGCGGCGGCTGCCGCCTCCTGGGCTGCGCGTTTGCGCAGCTGGTTACGTTGGGCAAGGGAGAGGCTCATGGGTTAGGCCTTCTCTATTTTCTCGACGATGGCAACGAGGCCGAAGTCTTCAACGACATAGGCGTCGTTGGAGGACTGGTAGTCGGCGACGCGGTCGTATTCCGGCTCGTCCTTGAGGTGGCGACGACGGGCGCCTTCCTGCCAGTAGATCGACAGGTTGCTCAGGGTGGTGACCAGTACGGTGCCGTCCGGGAAGTACGGCGCGTCGACGATCGGCAGACCGCCCAGGCGGGCACGGGTGACGATCTCCTGCGCGGCGTTCTCTTCCTGGTTGGAGGCGGCGCCTTTCTCGACGGCGGCCAGCAGCTTCTCGTGCATCAGGTTGCGCGAGACGATGACGACCAGGTCGGGGTGGCTGCGGTGCCACGGCTCCAGCATCTGCACGGCGTCGAAGACCAGACCGTCCAGGGTCTTGTAGTCGCCGGCGGCGCCGACGGTGACCTTGCCAGCGGTGGCGCCTTCGTCCAGCACGCGATCCGGGGCCTTGGTGCGGATCTTCTCCAGCCAGCCGATGTTGACGTCCTGGCGCAGCGGGTTGGTGGCCGGGTTGGTGGCGGCGGCAGCGGAGACGCCGTTCCAGCCGATCATCAGGCGGTCCAGGGCCTGGCGCTGGGCGATGGCCGAGGTGAGGCGGGTCTGGAAGTCCGGGAACTTGGCCCAGGCGTCGAGCAGCGCGTAACGGAAAGCGCTGTCGAAGTTGGTCTGCTTGCAGGTGTAGTCGTCCTTCACCAGGCTGTGGCGGTCCAGCGGGTTGCGGCGGTTGCCACCGGCGGTGTCGGTACGGCTGGCGATGGGGCCGTTGACGCCCAGCAGCAGGGCCTCGCCGGATTGCTCCATCACGCCGATGACGTTGATGCGGCCGAGCAGGGCGGTCGATTCCTGGATGGCGGTTTCCAGGTTCTGCTGGACGCTGGGCTCGACGTTGAACTTGACGGCGGCGCTTTCGACGCCGTTGAGCTTGGCCACCTGTGCCAGGTAGCCGTTGTAGGCATTTCGGGTTTCTTTACGCATGAGTGTGCTCCGAGTGGGCGCTGGTAATGGGTCAGAACTTGGCCAGGGCTTTGCCGTCGCCGCCGGTGGCGGCCGGGCGCTGCTGCTGGCTGTGGTCCTCGGTGTCGCTGAGGCGCTTGACCAGGTCGTTGAGCTCGGTTTCGAGCTTGGTGACCTTGTCGCTCAGCTCCTGGCGGGCCTTCTGTTCTGCGGTGAAGGCTGCGCCCTGCTCCTGGGCATGCGAGACCAGGGCCTCGATAGCGTCGGTCAGCTCGGAGAACTGGGCGTCGTCCTTGACGGCTTTGTCCTTGCTCTTGCCGAGGGCTTCCATCACCCGGGAGAACAGGCCGGCGACCTTGTTCTCGCTGTCGGTGACTTCCTCGAATTCGAGGGCGACTTCGATGGCCTCGGAGAACAGGTTCTCCGGGTCATGCTTGCGCGCCTTGAGTGGGTTGGCGTCGGGATGCTGGGCGCTGAATGCGAGCATTTCGGTGCCCAGGCTGGCCGGGGTATCGGTGACGGCGATGCCGTCCAGGTACGCGCGGCCGGTGTCGGCGAACTTCGGGCGGATCTCGATGCTGGTGAAAATCTTCTGGCGTGCCTTGTTCAGGGCGATCAGGTCGGAGGTGGGCTCGATCTGGGCGAACAGGGCCAGCTTCTTCTTGCCGGCCACTTCGACTTCTTCGGTTTTCAGAGCAACGACGTCGCCATAGGCCTTGAACGGGCCATCCGGCAGCAGGCTGCGGAAGTGCTCCAGCCAGACGCGGGCGCCGTAAGTGTTGGGGTTGTAGGTCTCGGCAGCATCCACCAGCCATTGGCGCTCGATGGTGCGGCCGTCGGTGGTGGCGCCTTCGACGGCGACGCGGAACCACTTGGAGCGGAATTTCTTCATGGGGCTTGTCCTCAATCCGGGGCGGTGGGCCTTTCGTTGAGGGCATGGTCGGCACCCGGCGGGCACGCGGCAACGCGCCTACGGTGTAGCGGGAACCGCTACAGGGTGCGGCGGTAGGGGCTCACGCGCGCGAGCGGCAGCATCGGCGCCATGAACGCTATCGTCGAACTGCCCACCGATCACCGCCGCCACGCCAAGCACCTGTATTGGCAGGGCTACCGTGTGTGCGAGATCGCCGAACTGATCGGCGAAAAGGAGAAGACGCTGCACAGCTGGAAGGCCCGCGACGAGTGGGACCGGGCCAGCCCGCTGGAGCGCATCCAGGCCGCCACCGAGGCTCGCCTGGTACAGCTGATCCTCAAGGACCCGAAGAGTGGGGCGGACTACAAGGAGATCGACCTGCTCCATCGGCAAATGGAGCGGCAGGCGCGCATCCAGCGCTACCAGGGCGGCGGTACCGAGACGGACCTCAATCCCGAACTGGCGAAGCGCAACGCCGGGGAGAAGCGTAAACCCAAGCGCAACGACATCACAGAGGAGATGGTCGAGAAGCTGGTCGAGGCGTTTCTCGATGGCTGTTTCGACTATCAGAAGGATTGGTACCGGGCCGGCAATCAGCGGACCCGCGCCATCCTCAAGAGCCGCCAGATCGGCGCCACCTTCTACTTTGCCCGCGAGGCGCTGATCGATGCGCTGACCACCGGGCGCAACCAGATTTTCCTGTCGGCCAGCAAGGCGCAGGCCCATATCTTCAAGGCCTATATCCAGGCCTTTGCCCGCGATGTGGTGGGGGTGGAGCTCACTGGCGACCCGATCATCCTGCCGAACGGCGCCGAGCTGCACTTCCTGGGCACGAACGCGCGCACGGCCCAGGGCTATCACGGCAACTTCTACTTCGACGAGTTCTTCTGGACGTTCAAGTTCAACGAGCTGAACAAGGTGGCCAGCGGCATGGCCATGCAGAAGCAATACCGGCGGACGTACTTTTCGACGCCGAGCTCGATGGCCCATGAGGCGTACACGTTCTGGACGGGGGAGCGCTTCAACAAGGGCAAGCCTGCGGCCAAGCACCTCAAGCTGGATGTGAGCCACGACGCGCTGCAGCCTGGGCGGCTGTGCGAGGACCGCATCTGGCGGCAGATCGTGACGATTCTGGATGCCGAGGACCGGGGCTGCGACCTGTTCGATATCGACGAGCTGCGCTTGGAGTACGACGCGGCTGCCTTCCAGAACCTGCTGATGTGCGAGTTTGTCGACGACGGGGCGAGCATTTTCCCGCTCAACCTGCTGCAGCCGTGCATGGTGGACAGCTGGTCGGAGTGGGACGACTACAAGCCGTTCGCGGCGCGGCCGTTTGCCGATCGGCAGGTCTGGGTAGGGTATGACCCTGCGGAGTCGGGCGATTCGGCTGGCCTGGTGGTAGTGGCGCCGCCTCTGGTACCGGGCGGGAAGTTCCGCATCCTGGAGCGGCATCAGTTCCGGGGCATGGACTTCAACGCCCAGGCCGAGATGATCCGCCGCGTGACGATGCGCTACTGGGTGACCTACATCGGCATCGATACCACCGGCCTCGGCAGCGCGGTGGCGCAGCTGGTCCGCCAGTTCTTCCCAGGGCTGACGACCTTCTCCTACAGCCCAGAGGTGAAGACGCGCCTGGTGATGAAGGCCTGGGACGTGATCAGCAAGGCGCGACTCGAGTTCGACGCCGGCTTCACCGACATCGCGCAGTCGCTGATGGCCATCCGCAAGACTGTTACCCCAGGCGGGCGCCAGTTCACCTACACAGCCGGGCGCAACGACAACACCGGCCACGCCGATCTGGCGTGGGCGCTCTTCCACGCATTGCACAACGAGCCGCTTGAGGGCCAGACCGTGGCCAACACCAGCATCATGGAGATTTACTGATGAGCAAACGCCGCAACCGCCACCAGCAGGTGGCCACCACGGACCCCGCACGCGAGGGGGAGCTGCTGGTCAAGGGCGAGGGCGGCCAGTCGATGGCCTTCACCTTCGGCGACCCGACGCCGATGCTCGATGGGCGCGATTTGCTGGACTACCTGGAGTGCTGGGCCAATGGTCGCTGGTATGAGCCGCCTGTCTCGCTGGATGGGCTGGCCAAGGCCTCGAAAGCGGGGGTGTATCTGCCGTCTGGCCTGATCTTCAAGCGCAACGCGCTGGCCCGCACCTTCATCCCCCATCGGCTGCTGAGCCGGGCGGCCTTCGAGCAGATCGTCATGGACTGGGGCTGGTCGGGCAACCTGTACCTGGAGAAGCGCGACAACATGCTGCGCCAGGCCCTGGGCCTGCTGCCTTGCCTGGCGAAGTACATGCGCCGCGGTACCGACCTGGATACCTACTACCAGGTGCGCGGCTACAAGGACGAGCACGAGTTCAAGGCTGGCAGCATCTGCCACGTTCGGGTGGCCGACATCAACCAGGAGGTCTACGGCCTGCCGGAGTGGCTGCCGGCCCTGCAGAGCGCGCTGCTGAACGAGGCTGGCACACTGTTCCGGCGCAAGTATTACCAGAACGGCAGCCATGCCGGCTTCATCCTCTACATGACCGACGCGGCGCAGAACGAGGACTTCATCACCGACCTGCGTAACGCGATGAAGAACAGCAAGGGCCCGGGCAACTTCCGCAACCTGTTCATGTACGCGCCGAACGGCAAGAAGGACGGCATCCAGCTCATCCCCATCAGTGAGGTGGCGGCCAAGGACGACTTCGGCGCCATCAAGAACATCAGCCGCGACGACCAGCTCGCCATGCTGCGTATCCCGCCCCAGCTCATGGGCGTGGTACCGCAGAACGCCGGCGGCTTCGGCTCGGTCCGCGAGGCTGCCCAGGTGTGGGCGATCAACGAGCTTGAGCCCGAGCAGGCACGGCTGCGGCAGATCAACGAATGGCTGGGGGAGGAGGTGATCCGCTTCAATCCCTACGAGCTGCCGGCCGCTGCCAGCTGACCACCAGCAGCAACACCCAAGCCGCCCGCGAGGCGGCTTTTTTGTGCCTGCGCGCCAGCCCACGGAACCCCATTTTTCACCCGGCGCGCGCGCTCGTCCCCCCGCCACGCCCGCGGGCTAAGTGTGTCGATTTTTCCGCACCCCTGCGGGGCATCCGAAGCGGGCCATGCTGCTGGCTTTGGAAGCGGTGAGGTATCAGGCAAAAGCCTGCGGAAACCTGCACTTAGGGGGCATAAATGGCGTTCCCGCTGAGGGTGTCTTGGCCTCTGTTTTCAGGTTCGCTATCTCGGGGAGGTAATTTCGGTTAGGTGCTATGGGTGGTGCGCCTGTAACCCGCATGGATACTGGGTTTGAGCAATTACCTCGGAAGGTAAGTGGAGGTAATTGCAGAGGTAATTTTTCTGTAAGTGATTGATTTTAAAGGGGTCAATCATAACAAGCTTTAACCATGCATAGAGGTAATTGGGTAACCACTTAATTACCTAGAAATTACCTTTGGCCATTCCTCTGAAACTTGCGAGTTAGAGCGCTTCAAGCCGTGTCTATTTGGAAAATTACCATTATTACCTCGTTTCGATGGGTCAACCGAAAAACCGGGAAAGCTGGCCGGGGTGGCTGGTTTGTGGCCGCCGCCTTCTATTCCTGGGAACGCTCTGGGAACAGAATCTGACGTTTGCCCACTCACTCGCTCGCGTACTTCCTGGCCTGCAGCTGAGCATCGCCCGCGTTGATGAGTTCGAGTCTCTCCGTCCGCACCATCTCCCTTGTAATCCCTCCTTATAGAGTTTGCTGCGCTCACGCATTTTGCGCAGGTGACTTCTGCTATTCGAGCTAAT